AGAATCGGAAAAATATCGAATTCGTGTCGTAAAAAGATAAAAAAAGTGGTATAAATAAAAACAGCAAACTAATTGTGTAAATAGTGGCTTCTAGGGCATTCAAAGATATCAATTTATCGTTTAAACGTCACCCTGTGACGAATGATGTGGTGACAATTCGTAATGAAGACGCTATTAAAAGGTCTGTAAGGAACATAATTTTCACAATTCTTGGTGAAAAACCGTTTGAACCCAATTTTGGTTCAGTGATTAACGAATCTTTGTTTGATTTGAATACATCATTGAACGAAATACGAGTTTCAGATGAAATTCGATCATCTTTATTGATTTATGAACCAAGAATCAGCAATGTTGATGTAACAGTCACAGTTGCACCTGATACAAATGAGATGAATTGTACAGTTCAGTATGATATTACTGGAATTCCAGCACCAACACAAGAAGTAGACGTTCTCCTATTCCCGGCTCGAGTATAATGGCTTTCGGTCAATACGTTAATTTAGATTTTGATCAAATTAAAACGTCAATCAGAGATTATCTGAGGGCGAACACTAATTTTACTGATTATGACTTTGAAGGGTCTAACCTTTCGATCATTATTGATGCATTAGCATATAATACTTACACAACTGCCTATAATACCAATATGGCAGCAAATGAGTGTTTTCTTGATTCCGCTACACTTCGAGAAAACGTTGTTGCATTAGCAAGAAATATTGGTTACGTTCCAAGATCTCGTAGATCAGCAAGAGCAAAGATATCTTTCACTGTAGATGGTCTTGTAGAGACCTCAACACTTACAATTAATGCTGGCATCGTTTGTAATGGTGCTGGAGATAATACTAATTACATATTCTGCATTCCAGAAGATATTACGGTTCCTGTTACCAATGGAGTTGCTGAATTTAATAATGTTGAGATATATGAGGGAGTTTACATCTCTCAAAACTTTACCGTTGATACTTCCCTGTTTAATCAGAGATATATTCTCGATAATTCATTTATTGATACATCAACAATTAAAGTTAAAGTCAAACCATCTTCAACATCCACCTCTTCAGTCACATATCAACAGATTGATAACATTGTTGGCGTGACTTCAACATCAAATTCATACTTATTGCAAGAAATTGAAGATGAAAGATACGAATTGATCTTTGGTGACAATGTAATTGGTAGAAAACTGTCAAATAATAACTATGTTACTGTTTCTTATATCGTAACTGATGGAAAAGAGGGAAATGGTGCTTCAGAATTCAGTTTTGTAGGAAATATTACAAATCAAGACGGTGGATCGATCAATGCTAGTCTTATATCACTTGTTTCAACGGATGAAAAGTCAAGAGATGGTGATGAAATTGAATCAATATCATCAATTAAGTATTTTGCACCTCGAATTTACTCTTCTCAGTATCGTGCAGTCACATCATCCGACTATGAATCGGTTTTAGGATACATTTACCCTAACGTGGAGTCTGTTACCGCTTTTGGTGGTGAAGAAATGAGTCCGCCTCGTTTTGGAAAAGTTTTTATCTCCGTCAAACCTCGAAATGGTGATTTTCTTTCTGATCAAACTAAAAGAGAGTTAGTTCAAAGATTGAAGAGTTATGCGGTTGCTGGAATCGTACCAGAGTTTATTGATTTAAAATATTTGTATGTTGAATTACAAACATCTCCATATTATAACCCAAGTTTGAATGATGATCCAAATAACCTCAAAACTGGTGTTTCAAATGCTTTAACTCAATATTCACGTTCGATTGATGTCAATAAGTTTGGTGGTAGATTCAAATATAGTAAAGCTGTGTCATTAATTGACAGTATTGACTCATCAATCACGTCAAATATCACACTTGTTCAAATTCGTCGTAATTTAAAAGCAGTTACAGGTCAATTTGCTCAATATGAGGTTTGTTATGGTAATCGATTCCACACTCAAGAGAGTTCATACAATGTAGTTTCAACTGGATTTACAATTGAAGGTGTTACAGGCGTTGTTTATCTTGCTGATGAAGTCATTAATCGTGAAAAAGGAAGAATATTCTTCTTTACATATACAGAAGGAGCAACTCCAAATATTGTTAAGAAGAATGCTGGAACAGTTGATTATATGACTGGTGAAGTTCTTATAGATACTGTGAACATACTTTCAACAGTGATTGCAAACAACGTTGTTGAAATTCAAGCAATACCTCATTCAAATGATATTGTAGGACTTCGGGATTTATATGTTAAGTTCGATATGACAAATACAACAATTAATATGATTCCAGATTTAATTGCATCAGGCGAAAACACTTCTGGATCAAGATTCGTTCACACTCACAGTTATTATACGCCAACTTACACGAGAAAATCAAATTCTCCAGTATCAACAGCATCAGCGATTCTTCCATCTACAGCTTCTTCAACTGCTACAACAACTGCAAGTGGTGGAACATATTCATCAACAACTACAACTACAACAAGTTCAACTTCATCATCTAACACTAGTTCTGGCGGCGGATATTAATGATAGACACCTCAATACAAAGAGTTGAAATCAATCAGGTAATTGAAAATCAGTTACCTGAGTTTGTGCAGTCAGAAAGTCCACTTTTTGTGGATTTCATGAAGCAATATTATATTTCCCAAGAATATCAGGGTGGATCAATAAACATCGCTGAGAATCTTGACAGATATACTAAGTTACAAACATATGTTGGTGCTGCACTTACTGAATATACAGGATTATCAACAAACACTGAATCATATTCATCTACAATCTTTGTAGATTCAACACAAGGATATCCAAGCAAGTATGGATTAATTAAAATTGATGATGAGATCATCACTTATACTGGTATTGGTACAACATCATTTACTGGATGTGTTCGTGGATTTAGTGGTGTTGATGATATGGATCAACCTACAAGGCCTGATTTGTTATCATTCAATACAACTGTAGGCACTTCTCATACTGGTGGTAGTAAGGTTCATAATCTATCCAATCTCTTTATTCGTGAATTTTTCAATAAACTTAAAACAACGTTTGCGAGTGGTTTTGAAAATCGCACATTAGACACTGATCTTGATCAGGTTAAATTTATTCGTCAGATTAAAGATTTTTATAAAACAAAAGGAACAGAAGAGTCATATAAAATTTTATTCAGAGCATTATATGGTCAAGAAGTTAGTATTATAAAACCATCTGAATTTTTAATCAAACCATCTGATGCAGATTATGGTTTTGCACAAGATTTTGTAGTTAAACCAATTACAGGCGATCCTCGTAATTTAAAAGGATCAACACTTTTTCAAGATGCTGATGAAGATGATGTTAATATTCGTGGTGCTTCTGGTGCGATATCAGACGTAAAGGACTTTTTATATGGTGGAGAACATTATTATCAAATCAGTATATCAAAAGATTCAATTGATGGCGACTTTATAGTTCCAGGCAGAACTCGTGTAACTGATCCTGTATCAATTGGTGCAACTGTAATTACTGTTGATACAACAGTTGGATTCCCTACAAGTGGTTCTTTATCATTACCAACGGCTAGTAGTGCTGGAGTTGTAACTTATACAAGTAAAACTACAAATCAATTTGTAGGAGTACCCACATCTGTTGATGCTTTAAGCATTGGAGATGATGTAAGATATAATAATGTTGCATATGGTTACTCATTTGCAAGTAATACAAACAAGATAGAAGTTTTAGTTACAGGTGTTTTAAAAGATTTTCCAATTCCTGATACAACTTTTTACTTTAATAAAGGTGATAAGATTAACGTTGGTACATTTGGTATCAATAAGAGTTCTGAGGATGGTAATTTTGCATCATATGTTTACAATACTTCTGTAAAATTTACTCCAAAGACAATTACTCGACAGTCAAGTAGTAGTTTTAGCATCGTTACTCGATCATCTCATGGATTTTTAGAAGAAGATGCAGTTGAAGTTTTAGATGGACAATCAACACTGATTGGAGTTGGTCGTGTTTTAAGCGTTATCAGTAGTTCAACATTTGTGTTGGGTGATTTGCCTGGCGTTGGTGAATTTAACATTGCATTTATACGAAGAAGATTAAAGAAAGGAAATAGTTCTCTTCATACTAATATCAACAAATATACAACTGATGTTCAAAACGTTTATGAACATGATAATGATGATTCTTACGTTGCCTCACCATCTTTACCAAGTTTAGGCAATGAACCCATAGTTGCACCAGATCGTTCTGTAACGTGGACTGGCGCCACTGGCGGCGACGTTATACAGTTAATACAGGTTACAGAGGGTGCTGCAGATCATGGATTCTATTCTGGAGAAGTTGTTACATATAACGTTGTCAGTGGTTTCTTGGGTCAATTGATTGATGGTAAAAATTATTATGTAAGTCGTATTGATTCTAACAATATTCGTCTCGCAAACTCTCTACCTGATCTAGTAAATGGTGATTTTGTGGATGCAACAGGAGATGGTACTTTTAAAATCTCTGTTCCAGATTTAGCAAATAAAAAACTTGAACATCAGAAATTATTGAAGAGGTTTCCTCTGACTCCAGTATTTGATGGGGCGCAGCGTGAGACAGCGCCAGGCACCACTGGCATGCTTGTAAATGGTACAGAGATATCAAACTATAAGTCGGGTGATGTTATCTTCTTTGGTGGAGTTGAAACCATTGATGTTTTAGAAGGAGGATCTCAATATGATGTGATTACTCCTCCAAAAGTAAGTGTTGAAAGTTTGACTGGTGCTGGAGTAAGTGCAACAGCAAACGTAAAAGGTTCATTTGAGAGACTCGATGTTATAGATCCAGGCTTTGATTATGTTGCACCACCATCTATTGAAATCAGTGGTGGTAATGGTGAAAATGCAATTGCAAGAGCAAGATTAAAACAAGTTGATCATTTTATTGATTTTGATGCATCATCTACAAGTAATGCAATTAATATAGCAGCTGATACAATTGGTTTTGGAACATTTCATAAGTTCCGAGATGGAGAGGCTGTAATCTATAAAACATTTAATACAGGTGCAATTGGTATTGCAAGTGCTGGTATTACAACAGATCAAATTCAAGAAACACCAGATCAAAGACTTGTCGATGAATCAATTTACTTTGTGTCGAAAGTTAATAATACAACAATAAAACTTGCAAACAATCAAAATGATGCTTTAACAAAATCAAATCTACTTAACTTAACTGGATTTGCTGATGGATCACAAAGATTTCAAAGTCTATCAAAGAAGTTAGTTTTAGGTCAAGTTATCATTGAAAATCCTGGCGAAGGATATGAAAATAAAAGAAGATTAGTCCCTAGTGCTGGAATCAATACATATTCTGATTTTATTGAATATGCAAATCATGGTTTTAAAGATGGAGAGATTATCCGTTATTCAAATAATGGTGTTAAGATTGGTGGTTTAGATACTGATCAAGATTATTATGTTTTAAAAGTAAGTGATAATAGATTCCGAATTGCCGCTGCTGGTATTGGATCAACTCTGTCAAATTTAAATTATCTAACAAAACAATTTGTTGGAATGACATCAATTGGATCTGGAGAACATGTATTTAACTATCCTCCAATCACTGTTGCAGTTAAGGGAACAATTGGAATTAATACATCAGAACCAGAAAACTATCATGCAACTATAAATCCGATTGTAAGAGGTTCAATTACATCTATTAATATAGAGAATCCTGGCCTTGGTTATGGAAATGATTCCACATTCAACTTTAGTATTCCACCTCAAGTCCGAGTTTCCTCTGGTTCATCTTCAGAATACAAAGCGATTGTAACAAATGGAAGAATACAATCTGTAATTGTAACTCGTTCTGGTGGTGAGTACACATCCACACCAGATCTTAGAATCTTAGGTGATGGTGTTGGTGCAAAAATTATATCTTCCATTAGCGGTGGAAGTGTTAATAAAGTGACTGTTGATAATGGTGGTGTTGGATATTCAACTGCAAGTGTTGGAGTTGAAGAAGTAATTCCTGGCACTGGAGCTGTATTTTTACCAAAAATTAAATCTTGGGCCGTTAATAACGTAAAAAGATATGAGGATATATTCTATGACGATGATGGTTTCTTATCAAGAGGTGATAATGACGAAGGAATTAAATTTACATCTTTCTATGTGCCTAGAGGTTTAAGAAAAATATTAAAACAAAGAAATAGTGACGGAACAGTTGATTATACATCAAATGACTTAAATCTATTAAACAATGCAGAACAAGCATCTTTAAATCACTCTCCAATAATCGGATGGGCGTATGATGGTAATCCAATCTATGGCCCATATGGATATGGCAGAAAAGACGGTGGTGGTGTAAGAGTTATGATATCTGGATACTCTCTTAAAACATCGAGAGAAAATGGCCCTCCAATATCTACATTCCCACTAGGATTTTTTACTGAAGACTATGAATATCTTGGAGATGGTGATTTAGATGAAAATAATGGAAGATATTGTATTACTCCAGATTATCCAAATGGAACTTTTGCTTACTTTGCAACAATTAATCCAAATGAAAATGAAACAAGTGGAACATTTAAAAACTTCCGTTCTCCTGTATTCCCATATTTAATTGGTGAGAATTATGCTGCAAAACCAGATGATTGGAATTTTATAGAAACAAATAATCAAAATCTTGATTTAAATACTTTAAATTTAAGAAGAAATACAAATCCATATAAACTTGATAGTTCTGGTGCAGATTATCAAGGAATACATGACAGTCGAAAGTCAGTTGATCAAGAAGTTGAAGTTGATTACGCTTCTGCTGGTAGAATTAATCAATTTGAAATATTAAGTGCTGGATCTGGATATCAGGTTAAAGATGATCTTAGAGTTTTAAGTTTAGACAGAGGTAATGGTTTTTCAGGCGTAGTATCAAAGGTAGAAGGTCAAGAAATTGTATCAGTAGCTTCTACTATTTTTAAAGTTGAGAATTTAGTATTTTCATACAATAATTCAAATGGACAGGTAACAGGACTTTCATCTCAGCCTCATGATTTAGTTGTTGGTGATATTGTCACTGTTTCTGGACTTTCTACAGATTCCTTAAGGAGATTGGATGGAAGACATCAAATCGGATTTAATACATCATTCCTACAATTAAACACAGGTATTGGAACAACTGGTGTAACTGGTATCGTTACAGATATTTCAGTAACTGGTAACTTATCTCCACTTTCAATTAAACCAAATGATGTTTTAGGTATTACAACAGAAAGATTTTTAGTTTTAAATATTGATAATGTAAATGATAAACTTAGAGTTAAGAGACAGTTTGATGGTGTTTTAGGAACTGCACACACAAGTGCTTCTCTCGTTACTAATCTAAATCGTACTATTGTATTTAATTTAGGTATTAACACTGATATACAGACAAGAGTTAATGTTCCATATTATTTTAATCCAATCGAAAGCGTTGCTCTAGGAGAATCAGCTGGAGTTGGTATTGGTTCAACTGTTAGATATTCATTTAAAGTAGTTGGTGGTGCAACTACGGAAAGATTTGTTCCATCTCAAAATATATTCCTACAAAATCATGGATTTAAAACTGGTGAGAGACTTCTATACTCAAGTGACACTGGCACTACATTACAAGTATCAAATGGTATAGGTCAAACATTTAGTCTAACGAATAATTCTCCAGTATTTGCAATTAATAATGGCATTAACTTACTTGGGTTATCTACAAATCCAGTTGCAATTGGTTCAACAGGATCTATTACTGGTATTGGATCAACTGCATATCAATTGTTCTTTAAGAGTCATGGAACTGGTGTAATTCATAGTCTTACACCACAAAAACCAGAGATTACTGGTTTTGCCGAAAAAGTGATTGCCACAGTTGTTACTAAAGAACCACATAAATTACAAGCAAAAGATCGTATTCAATTATCTGTAACGCCAGGAATTACAACTTCTTTTGATGTTCAGTTTGATGATACAACTCGAAGAACATTTATAAATCCATTAGACTTTGGTGCAGCTGCTGTTGATCTGACGAATGATGAAATTACAATTCCTGATCATGGATATAAAACTGGTGATAAGATACTTTACAAATCATCTAATCCAGCAAATCCACTATTTAATAACTTTACTTATTTCATTGTTAGAATTGATAAGAATATAATTAAACTTTCAGAAACTGTTTTCAAATCTAAGAAGTTAATTCCAGATGTAATTTCACTTACATCAACTGGATCTGGTCATACTATTGCTCTTATCAATCCACCACTATCATTAACTCGTGGATATAAAGTTGGATTTGGTGTTTCACACACATCTCTAACACAGGTGATATCAGGAAAGAAAACAAAAATATTTGATTTTGAATTATTCAGAGACACCAATTTTACAAATCCATATTTCAATAATAAAAAAGATGGCGGATTCCAAGTTGTAGGAGTTGGAACAGTTGGCGTAACGTCAACTGCAACTGTTGATGTTTCATTAACTGCAAATACACCTAATGATTTATTTTATAAATTAACTCCTGTTAATTTAGGCATCAATGCTCCATTTAAGAGAAATCCAATTATTGATACAGACGTTACTAATTACTCAAGTCTAAAAATAAGTGATAGTATGTATAATGGTGGTTTTTCAATTACAGGAATTGGAAGCACCACATTTAAATTTGTTTTACCATTCCAGCCAGAGAAAGATGGATATACCAAAGAGGAAGCTGCAGAATTATCATATTGCACATCTTCTCTAACTGCAATTGGTTCTATTAATGATATTAGAATTGTATCAAAGGGTAGAAATTATAGAAATATTCCTGTTGTAACATCAATCGGATCTACAACAGGTGTAGGTGCTGTTGTTCGTCTGAATAGTGATGAAACTGGTAAATTAAGAAGATATACAATCAAAAATTTAGGATTTGATTACTCAGCAGATAAAACAATTCAACCATCTGTGCAATTACCACAGATTTTAAGATTAGATAGATTATCCAAAATTGCAAATATTGGAATTAGTTCTGGCGGAAAGAATTATATTCAACCACCTAATATTGTTGTAATTGATCGTGTAACTGGTTTAGTTAAGGATGAAGTTATTACAGCGGTTGACATACAAGGAACATCTGTATCTGAAGTTAGACTTCTTAGAAATACAAATGATTTGTATGATACAAATCCAAGAATTATTGCTACAAATAACAATAATGGAATTAAAGTTAAAAATCTATCATATACAAGTGGCACTAATTTAGTAACTTTAACTCTTGAGGGTGGATATGACTCCACAACATATCCATTTACACTAGGAGAAAAGTTATACGTTGAAAATATTGGAATCGGATCTACAGGTAGTGGATACAATTCTTCAGATTATAATTATAATCCATTTGTAATTACTGGTGTTAACACAAATCCAGGCGGAGGAAATGCAACTGTTTCATACAATTTAGATTCATCAGTTACAAGCCCAGGCATCTTTAGTGGCCCTTCATCCTCTGGACAGGCAATACCATTTTTGAATATTGCTCAATTTAATATCAGTGTTGATACAAATCAATTCAGTGTTGGAGAAACTGTAACTACTGGTGATAAAGTTGGAGTTGTAGTTGCTTGGAATGAGAATAATAAGTATCTAAAAGTTCTTTCAAATGATACATTTAATGTAAGTGAGTCAATAAGTGGACAATCATCTAAATCAATTGCATTAATTGAACAAACAACCAAATTTGATTCAGTATTTAATATTGATTCTGACTCTGAATTTAGAAGTGGTTTCCGTAAAGAGACTGGTAAGTTAAACACAGAACTACAAAAACTAGCTGATAATGATTACTATCAAACATTCTCGTATTCATTAGGCAGCACTATAGATTATAATACATGGAAAGATCCAGTTAATAGTCTTGGACATGTTGTTGGATTCAGAAATTTTGCAGACGTAAGTATTGTATCAACTGCATCAACCGATGATAAAAATCGTAGTAATGCATCTGTCGGTGTTTCAACTGCTGTTGCTGTTGTTGTTGCAGATTTAATAAGTGAAAATGAATCAATTCATAATTCATATGACTTTGATTTAGTCACAGAGAATTCTAAAAATATTGATGGAGTATTTGCTTCTGATGAAATTAATTTTG